ATCAGTGTGCCGTCCATTTCTTTCGTGTTGTACGTGCTTACTACTGCATTCAGTACGCTGTCAGTATTAGCGCCAACGGTCGTTACCATCGCGACCCTGTTCTTTGTCAATGACCTTTCACGCAGAGATACATGACCTTGACTGAATTTGCCTATGATCTTGCGTGCAATGCTGGTGTCGGTTGATATCATGTTGCCCGCCTGATAATTTCAACCTTTCCGAAATGTTCCAGAACAATTGGAGCGTCATCGGAGATTTTCAACCTAGTATTTCCGTCGATAAAATCCGCTTCATAAGACTTTATTACCCCTTTATCTGTGTCGGCAAAGAATGCGAGAGGAAGCCCGCCGTTTTCGACGTCTTCCCCGTTAAAGAGCCATACCCAATCATTCAGAGACTCGCAGTAATCAGGTGATGAGGCTTTCGCAGACATTTTCATATGCGAACAACGCTACCCATTGACCGAGCTAACAGTTTCTTCATGTAAGCGCTAACAGCAGGAACTACTGAGCGTGATGATGAGTTGTCCATGTATTCAACTTCAAGGTCCCCGACGCGCTCAGACTTTGTCTCACGATCAACAACACTTAACATGCCGTCACCTGTTTCGTCTGCGTAGACCAGCTCATACATTGAGCTGATGACTTCTCGAGGTATCTCGTTGTTTTTAATGTTCCAAGAATCTATCCACACGCCATCGCGGGGAAACTGCAACGGTTGATCTTCCTCTACCATCAGACCTTGAAATATCTGAGCCTCAAAATATCGCATCGAGCGCAGTATGATGACTTCAGCAGCCGCTACGTCAGCAGGGGCCGTTGTTCGTGCAGCGCCAAACCTAGCGTCAGCCCAAGCGATGTAAGCCGCTCCAGTGATGTAAGAATTGGCACCGGAAACAATTGAGCCGTCTTCAATGATTAAAGACATTTAGTCCAGCCCGCAGCCGTGAAGTTGTCAACGTTTTCGGGCTTAACATCTACAACAGCACCGTTGCGCTCCATCTTCACAGACTTCAATTTTTTTGGTTCTTTCTTGATGGCCATAAATCCTCCAGAATTAAACGGGGGCCGAAGCCCCCGAAGGATTACCCGAGAAGGATAGCGATGTTCTGAGACTTCCAAGCTTTAACACCCCAAGCCGCAGCAACTTCAATCATGGTCTTTCGATAGCCCTTGTACACTCTGATCTCAAAGATCAAACCAGACGTGGGGTCTTGAACCATCATGGCATCAACCGCAGTGTCACCACCTTCAGGTACAGCAGGAGCGCGTATAGCAAGCTCGATTGCAGACCGATGGAAACCAACGTTTGCGGTGTAAGCCGCGCCCAATGTGCCTTCAACAGTTGTGGCAAGTGCTTCACGCATGCCGGGTTCACTGATAACGATGTTGCCCGTTGCTGCGCCTGATGCTGTAGCAGACTGAATGACGTACTTGTTGGTGTCGCCAGCCCATGTAACAGTGTCGCCCAGCAAGATGGTGCCAGAGTCGGAGCCATCAACAACTAGAGTTTCTTCTCCAACAGGCTCGCCGCCGTTAGCGTCAAAACCTGTAGCAGTACCAGCCGTATGAGTAGCAACGCCCGCAGATTCTCGCAAAGAGAAAGACTGAAGGTTAAGCAGCTCACCACGTCGCAGAGTTGCATCTGTGCCGGATGTATTAACGCCGGTCAGAGTCGCAAGCTGTCGGAGCTTAGTGCCCGCGCTTGAGTTCATGACCAGAGACAAGTTGCCTATGTCCATCGCACAACCGTTGTCGAGCAGTATTTGCCGTAACGATGCAACATCGTTGAAATTAGTGCCGAACGGAGTAGTACCCGCAGTACCGAAAGCGCGCGAAGCACCTTGATAAGCAGCAACGCCCAAATCAATTTCAATTTCGTTGGCCAGCGTTCGCATTGCTTGAGCAATCTGATCACCGTAGATAGATGAGAACCCAGCGCCGTTGTTTACGTGCTTGATATCTTCGCCGGTCCAAGGGATCTGAACACCTCGCATCTTACTGATAGTAAGAGTCTTGTTATCAACAGTTTGGTCGGTGCCTTCAGGAGTGGTCATGCTTGGCGTTAAATCGCCAGCCGCCGCAGCCCGAGTAAATGCAGCGCGAACAATTCCGCCTTTTGCCACTCGTTCTGATGAATCGCCATTAATTGTCACGGAAGGGATAAAACCTACCGCTTCACGTCCGACGGTATCAGCCGCCTTGTATATGTCAGCCGCTAGGCTTGTGAGTACGTTTGCCATTTTTTTGAGCCTTAAAATTAGTCATCATTAACACTACCGCCGTCCCTGACAAAATCAGCTCTTTGTGAGTGATCCATTGCGTCAAAGTCTTCGCGTGTAGCCTGCTTTTGTGATTTTAAGGCCCCGCCTTTCGATCCTGTTGCGGCCCCGCCGCTGGATTGCGAGCCGTCAATTAGGAATGGAAAATCATTCTTAATCTTGGTCGCTAGTTCTTCGATAGATGAAACCGTTAAATTGCCCGTCTCATCTGTAACCTTTATGCCTTCATCAGTGTGCGCTAGTCGTGCCGCAAACTCTTTAGCAAGCAATTTACCGCGTGCTGTGTCATTCGTTAAAGCGCCTGCTAATCGCTGCGCTTCAGTTTGTATCGTTGATTGAATCGCATTGTCTTTCATGCCTTGCAATTCAGTTCTGGCGGCCTCTAAAGCCTCTTGCGAGGACTTTAGTAATTGTTTGTAGTCTCCAGACTGTCGAGCCCTCTCGTCAGACTCCAACCTGTCGGAATCTGCTTGCTCTGCCGCTTTTCTAACCGCGTCCTTTTTCTCGCCTAACAACTGCTCAACTTTCGCTTTCAGTCCTGATACATCGCTGTTATCAATCCCTTCAACGTCCAAAAGGTAAACGTTCCCCTCCTGCTTGTAATTCGCTTTCAATCCATCCTCTAGTGTTTCGAAAGTTTCCGCATCGAGCTTGTATTGTAGAGCCATAGTTACCCCGTAACTTTTTGTTGACACTCCCAGAGCGTCTGTGTTGGCAATTATACTCTACTATTGGCGAAATTAACCACTATTTAGTTAAAAAGCCAAGTGCTTGCGTTTTTGACACCTCAAACAATCGCTGTTCAACCTGTGATTGCGTAGACACTTCGATTCCCTGGCGTCTGATTTCCGCATAACCCTTCAGCTTTGACGCATCAGCCATCACCGGCTTTACCCTGCACCTGCAATTCGGATCACCCAATAGATTCATTGCGACTTTTGGACTGAATAACTTTTGGTTGATCAGCGCGTGAGCCGTTCGGACCCGCTCATCTTGCCGAGTGATCCATAACATTTTGATTTCACCGCCTATTGCCTCAGCCGCCTTAACCTCTGCCACATTGCTTGAATAAGCAGGCGAAGTGTTAGCTACTAGGAGGCTCCTTGTTTGGCCTATCTTGCTGACCCTATCGTTGATCGTCTTAGCCAACTTCGACTTGGAGGATCGCTCTAAGATGCCCTGAGCGAGCCTTTCAGATGCTTGCGACTTCATCACGTTTAACGCCGATGCGACTTCTGTGCTAGCTTGGCGCTTCAGTAGTGCCATCGCCTCACGGTCCGCCGCCGTGATGGTTGTGGCAATGTTAGACGCCGCCATGCCCTGTAAATATGCTTGCTCAACATAGCGTTCCTGCCAATCACCGGCAAACAGTAAAGCAACCTCTCTGGCAAACCATGCGTCAAAGAACTCAACATAATCAGCATCTAACGGTATCCGGCCCTGCGCGAATTGCTTATTGACCCGGCCGCGTAAACGCCTGAACCTTCGCTTTAGCTGTGATTCCCACGCTTTTCTGATGGCCGCCGTCCTCGTTGGGTCTTTCATCGCTGGATCACATTGATCACACTTATCACCATTTTGAACAACTCCATATCTTTATTAACGCGACCTTTGACGTTGACCAGAATCCCACCCGAAGGCGTTTCAATAACAACGATGACATCAAAGAAAAATGCTTCTGTGTCGAAAGCGTCTGTATCAAAAGCATCTTCGTCAAACATTACGGAGTACCAACGCCCCTGAATTTGTCGCTAGAAATTCCGGTTCCCGCCAGTTCTGTGTCGTTCATTGATTTGGTGTTCACGTCCAATTCGTTTGTCTTTGTGAATACCATCTTGTCAGTCACAACCTTAACCGCTGCCGACTGAGAAGCCGATGCTGCAAGCTCAGTCTGTTGCCCTGCAGTCAGTACGCTCCCCGTGGAAATTGTAAGCACCGGCAGCAACCACTGAGGGTCTAGGCCGCCGGACGTCGGAGGATCAAGCACTGGCCTTGCGCCATCTGCCCTGTAGATCCGGCCTGTAGTAGTCTGCCAGCGAGTTGCGGCCTGATCATTGTCTAAGAATAAATCCACATTAGAGTTGTTGATTCTAGCAGTACCACTATCAATGAAGGTTATGGCGTTGTACCACTCTCGAATGCCTAGCTCTGTGGTAATTATCAAGCCCCACCACACGGCAAACTGTGCGAATGACCAGTTTGTAAGGACATCAATAGTATCGTTCACAGTGTCATCGTCAAACACTACGCCATCAATGCCGGCGCTAGATAACCCGAGGTCTTCCAGTTCATCCCACGGCTCTTGTACTGTAGTCCATACGTTACTCGTGGCATTAGCGATGATTGAAGCTCTAGTTGTGCGCTTAAACACATCTGCAACGTTGTAAGTTGTGATTAAATCAAGCTCGTCACCTACCTCAATTGCAAGCCCGACGCCGATTGTGGTGGCTTGTGATATGCCAGAACCACCTGAAACCACAGCATTGTAAAGTTCGGCACTTTGAGTGACGTTGTATAGCTGATATCTCGAATCATCAATGATGTTTGCAGCAACTAACGTAATTGCTACTGAGCTATCAATATTGATTACAGTGCTGGCGTTACCACTGACCGAGGTAGTTGCTGGATTGGATCCGGCCCCCGGCGTGAACGTGCAAGTACTTGCATTAGTTGAATTGTAATGAAGATCTACAGTGTTGCTTGCAAATAACAGCGATGCGGGGCCAATAAGCGAGATGTTTCCCGTGCCCGTGAAATTAATTCTTAGAGCGACAGCGTTGTTTATAAATTCAGACCCGCCCAAGTTGTCAAGTTCTGACTGCAACGCCGCCTCTGTTGCCCCTGCGATTGTTAGAGCACTTGTAGCGCTAGAACTGGCATCAACCATGGCGTCTAAGTCCGAGCCTGATGGTAGTGTGTCGCTGCCCCTGTATGTTATTCCTGTCTGAGCAGGGGCGTTAGTATATGTTACCAATGCGTTCTGCACGACTAGCCCTGATACAGTTGGCGTGATTCCCGTTACGTCCCAATCTAAATTCCACTCGCTGCCACCTAAAACAGTGCCATCTTTAATGCTTATCGTATCGCCTGTTCTGCCGACAACATTTAGCCCGATGGTGTTAGCCGCTGGCCAGTATTGCAGCCGCTTTTCTGCCTCGTCTGCCTGCTTGGGGAACTCAACAGAGAATCCGGAATCCTTAAAGTAAACCGCATTCGATCCATTGCCAATTTGAAGATTTTGCATAGACGCAATCTGGCTGCTTCCTTGTTCGCTGATCGACATCGTTGAGCAAGCGCTATTGCAGATCGCAGCGAAGTCTTTGAACGTGCCAGGGCTTGAGGCTGACCCGCCCAGAAGTATCCCCGTG